TTATAAAGTAATCGGGCAGGGTATTGGACAAGATGAAAAAGATGTAAATTCTACCACATGACCAAAAGGAATGATTGTTGAGAATCTAATAAGAAGATATCGTCCAACAGTAATTTTTATGGATGGGCCGAGTGATGATGGAAAATGTGTACAGGCTGCCGATTGGCAAGGAAGATTAAGTGCAGGGAAATCAAGAAGTGTTGATTATGTAGTTCAGGGTTGGACACAATCAAATGGGAAAGTATGGCCTTTGAATTCTATTGTAAAAGTAAAAGATGATTTATTAGGAATAAATAAAGAACTTTTAATTGCTTCTGTTTCGTTTAGCCTTGATGAACAAAGTGGAACATTAACAAGAATGAAAGTTGTGGATAGTGATACCTTCTTATTGTCTCCAACAGCAATTAGCAAGATGAAAGCAAACGATGATTGGTGGAGTGAATTATATACTACTGGAGCAAGCGAATGAATTTAAGTGATTTTAAAAGAATGGTTGCCCCAATAAAAAGAAAGATATTTCTATCTTTAGGCAGGGCGATTCTTAAAGAAGTGAATAATGATGAAATGACACAGAAGATAAAAGTTGTTGCTTTAAATGAGGAGGTAATTACTGACGTTGAAAGGTTTCAAGAATATGGCTTTGAGACTTATCCATTTACCGATTCTCAGGCGATGATTAATTTTTTGAACGGGAATAGGGATCAAGGTATTGTAATCTGTGTACACGACAGGAGGCATCGCCCCACATATTTGGTTGAGGGTGAAGTTGTTTTATACACTGATGAGGATTCTTCTGATTTTAGGATTCATTTAAAACGAGGAAGAACATTTGACATCCTTGGTGATAAAGTTGTTGAAACACTTGATACAAGTAAAACTGTGACTGTTCCAACTGAATTGCATACGAATAGTACTTCGTTTAAAATTGTGTCTCCATTGCAAACATTACAAGGGGCACAAATATTTCTTGGTGAAGGGGTAATGTTATCTCTTCTTAATTCGACTTTTGTTACATTATTTAATGATCATGTCCATTCACAAGGCAATGATGCCGCTGGAGATAAACAGGTTGATACAGATGTTCCAACTGTATTAGCGGGTGCGGGAACCATGACAACAAACACAAAAGCAAGTTAATCTCACAAGAGAGGGAAGTTAAATGGCTGGAGATGTTAAAATAATATGGGATTCTGGTTTGATGGAAGGAACTTTTGATTTTAACAATGATACCAATGATCTGCATGGCGACGAAGGACTTGGTACTTCTGTTGTAATAAGTTTATTTTCGGATAGGAGAGCCGCAGAAGATGATATTCTACCTGACATAAATAATATTGACAGGAAAGGATGGTGGGGAGATATTGCTTCTCCTGATATTGATGGAGATCAGATTGGCTCAAAATTATGGTTATTGGGCAGAGAGAAAACATTAGAAAGTGTTATTGCCAAAGCAAAAAATTATGCCGAAGAAGCGTTACAATGGCTGATTGATGATGGTGTCGCCATTAAAGTAGAAGTGACAGCAGAAAGAATTGGGATAGTCGGAAATGATATTTTAGGTTTGCTTGTAGAAATTTATCGTGAATACGATGGAAAAGTATCTTTTAATTATGAATTACAATGGAAAGCACAGGGTGCTTAACAAAAGGGGGAAGTAAATGCCTTTCACAAGATCATCACTTCAAGTCCTAATAGATAGAATATTGTCAGATTTTCAAACAAGAATAACAGGGGCAAGTGCATTGCTAAGAAGATCAACTCTTGGTGTTATTGCCCGTGTTAATGCAGGATTATTTCATCTTGTATATGAATACTTAGATTATATGTCGAAGCAATTATTTATATCGACTGCTGATAGTGCTGGTCTTGATTCACATGCATCTGAATATGGGGTTGTCAGAAAGGAAGCAGAATTTGCAATTGGATCAGGTGAGGCAACAGGAACAACAGGAACGGTTATTGCAGAAGATACAGAATTGATTTCTACTGATGGTCAAGTTTATAAGACAGATACATTGGCAACAATTGCGGTAGGTGTCGCCACATTAGATTTTACGGCAACTGTTGGTGGTGATGATGGCAATGATGATGCTGGAATAACATTGACTTTTGTAAGTCCACTTGCTGATGTAAATACTTCTGTTACTGTTGATAGTGATGGGATTGTTAATGGGACAGATAAAGAAACAGATACGGCATTAAGAGAAAGAGTATTGGCAAGGAAAAGACAACCCCCTCATGGTGGGGCAGCATTTGATTTTATTGCATGGGCAAAAGAAGTCTCTGGTGTTACGAGGGCATGGTGTTTTCCTCAGTATAATGGCGTTGGGACTGTTGGTGTTGCTTTTGTCAAAGATGATGCGGCTATTTCTATTGTTCCAAATGCAACAGAAAGGGCGACGGTTGAAGCATATATAATTGAACATGATGATCCTTATACCGGCGAAACTGTTGGTATCCCTGTTACCGCAGAGCCGGGATTAGAGATTATTGCAATTGTAGAAATGTCAGTTGATTTTTCAATAACAATTGATCCGAATACTTCAGTCGTTCAAGATTCGGTAGAAGACAACTTGGCAGATTTATTGTTACGACAGGGTGGGGTTGGACAAACAGTATATTTATCTGAAATTAATGAAGCGATTAGTTTTGCTGTTGGAGAAGTACGGCATGTATTAACATCTCCAGTTTTGGATGTTACCGCAACCAATCTTCAGGTTCACGTTTTAGGAACAGTAACTTTTGTTGCTGCTTAGGAAGTAAATTGTATTTAATGATTTTTAAGGAAAGATAATATGCAATCAATAGATTATACTACTTTTACAGAATTCGATCCCGAAGGTGATTTGGCTGTTTTAGCGGGAAGCATAACAGCGACAACCTATAACGCCGCAAACAATCTGAGGGTTCAGAAAGATCACGGAAGTTCTATTTTTATTGGAGATGTTCACTATCGAGTGGTAGTCAATGTGTCTGTATCTGTACCCGGTAGTCCGTGGATAGGGACGCTTGCAATGCCGTGGGCCTTATCAGACGTTCCCGGTGGCTGGGGACAATTTTATGGAAATAATTTTATTGGTGTAGCGTGCTATGAATATTATAATGAGGGGCCAAGAATACACTTGATGACATGTTCGGGAAGTGTTCCGACATACATTACAGATATCTCTGATGAAATTATACTCTCAACAGGTTTAGGTGCGGACAATTATTATTTAGACATCAAGCGTATTGGATTACTTCTTACTTGTGATATATACTCTGATGCCGGATATTCTGTGCCGGTACTTAATGGACAATTAGCAATCATATTGCCATCAGTAGAAGCATATCGTTATGAGACAGGTTTCGCAACTTATCAAACAGAATCTAATTCCGGCGGAAGTATGGTATTTTATGATATGGAATATGATAATCTTGCAAATTACTTTTCCTTTGATATTGGATTCTCATCTGCTTTCCCCAGATATCAATCTGCTAATATTGCAGATACAATATCAGTTTCAGATGAAATTGTAAAGAGTCCTTCCCCATATAAAGCAGATACAATATCAATGGTTGACGCAATATCTTCGAAGAACTTTGATGTCAATAAATCAGATGTAATATTAATGAAAGATAATATGGTTGCTAACCTTTTGATTGGAGAAACAAAATTTGTGAAAGTTCTTCGAAGATATCTTCGATTGTTTATTTCTTTGTTACCAAAAGGATTTGCATGGTCAAGGAATGAAGATTCTCCTATGGCCGAATTTTTTAGAGGAGAATCTGTTGAATTCGTTAGGGTAGAGGGTAGAGCAGAAGATTTATTAGTGGAAAGAGATACAAGATATACCACAGAATTAATTACCGATCATGAAATTGATCTTGGTATCCCTGATGAGTGTACTGAATTATCAGAAACGTTGGAGGAAAGAAGAAATGTTGCACATACAAAATTAATTGCTTCAGGCAGACAGGATAAACAATACTATATTGATATTGCAGCCGCATTAGGCTATTCTGTTACTATCACCGAGTTTGCAGCAGATACTTTTAAATGGCAAGTAAATTGGCAGTATTCAGAAGAATGGGTTTTTTTCAGATCTGGTGAAAGTGAAAGTGGAGATCCTTTGATATATGTCCCGAATTTTAAGTTGTTGGATTGTGTTATGCAGAGATACAAACCTGCATATACTACTTTAGAAACGGTAGTTACAGGGGCACCAGAATTTACTTCTGCTTTTTCAAATGCTTTCCCATCACCCCCACAAAAAGATAATTATCTAAGTGGGGCTTTTAGTAGGGCTTTCGATTTAAATTATTATACTTATAGAGGAGGCTCTTTTGATTTTCATACTTTTGGAGATGGTTTTGATAAACCATTGTAAATAATTGTAACATTAACATTTAACAAGGAGGAAGTAAAATGGCAGACACAGCACGTACCAGAGCAGCATTGATTGCATTGATGGCAGATAATGTTACAGGGCAAATTGATGCTCAGGATTTGAGAGATTTTCTTGTAACGGTAATGGAAGAAGAGTTTGCTTATGTTGGTGATTTTTGGAAAGAACCGAATCATCAGCAAATTTCTTCAGATGGTGATGGAGCAATAAGAGGATGGATTGATTATTCTCAGTTAATTTCTGAAGCAGTTTCTTTCGGAAATATTTTGACAAGGGGTGGATCTGGTCAATGGGTTTTGGCAAGTGGAGTAATCGGTTCTGCGGTTTCCGATAAGCCATTAACTCTTGGCGTTGCCTGTGATAGTTATGTAGCAGGTGTTTTTGGGAATGTTCTTAGCAAAGGACTTGTTTCTACATCAGATTTGAGTGCAAGTTTTGAAGGAAGAATTGGGTGGCCTGTATATCTTTGCAGCACAGCAGCAGAGGGGGCACCGGGAAGTATT